TCGGCTTTTGCTTAATATGGATTGAATGATGTCGTTTGTTTGACCACTTGATAACTTGACATTGTACTCAGCCAAGAACACCTCCCTCAATATGGTTTCCACATTCTTCGGTCTGCCGTTTGGATTTCTGACCTCACCTTTTTGTGCTGGTATCAAATTATCGTTGTTCGCCATTCTCTTATTTATCTCTAAATTATTTGACCGTTTCTTTTGATCACCAATGTTGGGTCAAGGTTACGCATTCTGTCAATAATCACTTGGCAATACTTTGGGTCAAGTTCCATTCCGAAACATTTGCGTTTGAGTTGGTGTGATGCAACCATCGTTGAACCACTTCCAAGAAACGGATCAAATATATTCTTTGAATGTAAGTAATCTAAACACCACGCAATAACTGGGACTGGTTTCATTGTCGGATGTAGTTTCTTTTCTCCACTCCAATGGTGTTCCAAGATACGAGCATTTTTGCCGGTGTTTGTCCAAGCAAGTTCAAATTCTGCAAAATCAAGTCCCTTTGTTTTCTTTGACCAACACAACCAATCTTTTGTAATTGGCAGTTTGTCGGCAAAATAATTGCCCCCCCAAATGATTTTGTTCTCAAACAATTCTAATAGATAAAAAAAATCGGGAACGCTTTTGTCCCAATTCTTATCTTCAAACTTTTTTGATTGACCTTTCAATCTTCCCATATTCATATTAATGTCAATTCCGTATGGTGGGTCAGTCAACATATCCGCTTTCTCTCCATCCATCAACCTTGCAACCGCATCGCTATCCGTTGAATCCCCACACAACAATCGGTGTTCGCCTATCTCAAACAAATCACCCAACACAATATCCGTTTCAATTCCACCCTCAGGAATAGCAAAGTCATCCTCCTCCGCTTCCAGTTCTTTTACAAAGTCCAAAGGCAAGTCCAATCCCCAGTCATCTAAATCCTCAACATCCCATTCGTTTGCTAACTGATCCCAATCCCATTCTCCGTATCCAACATTGTCTTTGATGATGAATTCTTGCTCTTGCTTATCGGTCAAATCCTTTGCCTTGATTATGTATGTTTCTTCAATGCCCAAGTGTTCCAATGCCTTCAATCGCATATTGCCACCCAGTGCAATCATATCGTCATTGACAACGATTGGTCGGAGTTCCAACATCTGCGGAAAGTCCGTGATTGATTTCAACAACTTCTTAAACTTGTCATCCTTGATTACTCTTGGATTGTTTGGATTCGGTCTTATCTCGCTGACCTTAATTTTTTGTATCATCGTGTACTTAATTTTTGTAAGTGAACTGATTTCAACCACTCCTTGTATTGCTTTTGATCACCGAACTTTGTGTGACATTCTCTGCATAATGCCTGAAGGTTTTCAATCACATCCGGCTTTGTTGTTCCACCCATTCCACGAGCTTCAAGATGATGGATATCAATTGCAGTATGCCCACACACTTCACAAGGAATGAAGTCGCTGATGTCATAGCCAAAGTGATTCATATAGATTTGGGTGTGTTTCTTCAAAGTATCAATCCTTCCTCGCTTAATAACTCACGCAAATAGTCACGCACTTTGACCAATGCTTCCACAACTTCTTCAGGTGTTTCATCCGATGCGTACTTTGTCCGTGTTCTCAATTCGTTGTCGAGTTCTGATACGATGCACTTCCACTTCCATCCGTCAACTGCATCTTCAAATTGATGGCGTTCTTCGTCAAGATTAAATTCAAGTATTGCTTTCATCTCCAAATGTTTGGTTGTAGTATTGTTGTGAAAAATCTTCTGCACTTTGTCGTTTTTCAAGATATTCTAAACCATAAGGCAAATTATTAAGATGAATAAACATATCCATTTGAGCGTTTTTAATTTCATCCTTTCGCATTGCTTCGGCTTGTTCAAGTGCTTTGTCAATATCAAATCCTCTCAATCTCAAATTGATGTCTTTTTTGATTTGTTCAACCAACCACTCAATGCTACTTTGTTTATTGTTGCTCATTGTTTTTTCTTTTTCCATAAGTTCTTTAAGTTCTTTTTTTCTTTGTTCTCTTCGTTGTTCTCGGTTTTCAATACGCCATTTGTTTTTTTCTATTGAATCGGTTTTATAAGCGGTGGCTAATAGGTGTTTGATTTTATCATTCATTGTTACCTCCTTTCTCCCTTGCAAAAATCTTAAATGTGTTTCCATTGCCATCACTAAATACAATGTTTGAAGTACTAGTATCACCAATTGTAAGGTTCATTTCTCTTTTTCCATTAATGTATTCAGCAATCATTACTGGTACATCATTATTAAATTGAAATGCCCATTCTAAGTTATCAATTTTATGGTTTACAATTCCTATTGCCGTTTGTTGTTTATCGTTTGTCATAGTTTCTTATATTTAATTCCTTTTATTTGATATGATTTTAGACTTGGTACAAGTAGTTCAAAGAATATATTAGATTCTATAAAATAACCATAATCATAACCAATCTTCAATCCAGTTAACCAAGCATCAAGTTCATAGTGAAATTGGTGCGGAAATGAGTAATTCTCTTTATCTTGAAGCAGGTGTCCTAATTCATGAAAAAAAATTGCTTTTTGTATTTCCTTATTGTCGCACTTACTTATATAAATCTCCGCATTACACAGACTATTTCCACGAGATGAAAACCCAGTGTTATCTTCACCTTTGGCGTTCAAATACAAAGCAATGTTGTTTTGCTTGGCTATTTGTTCAATAGTGTAAGTTTGTTGTTTATTGTTTGTCATTTCCGTTTGCGTTTTGGTTTCTGCTCATCATCGGCAAGTTGTGCCAACTCCAATGCTTTTTGGTCTGCCCAAATTAAAAGTGAGAACACGGATTCAATCACACAAGTTGAACAGTTGGGAAGGTTGCGACCAAATATCTCACGATGTACATTCTGAAGTTGTGCGGATTGCTCAGGCGTTAATTGGAACACAAGTGTCTTTTTGTAGATCTCGTATGCCGGGCGAAGTGACTGGATGAATTCTATCATAGTTTTGTTTCAAGGAGTGCGACAATTACGGTTGCGATGGATGCGTACAAGATACCCACAAATCCGTAGGTGTATATAAAAAAAGACAATCCCAACCACCACGATAAGCAGAAAGCACAATCAAGTGGTTTCATTCGTTTCCATTTGGAGTAGTCGCTTCCGTAGAGATAGCGTTTGAGTAGGTCGGCTGGTTTGCCGAAGTTGACGATGATGATGCTTAGACAAGCAATTCCAATTATTTCGTTGTACATCTTTCTTTCATTAATTTTACTACACGCAATATCTCCCTGACTGAAATATCCGTTTGGCGGTGGATTGCTCGTGCTGACATTCCACTACACCATAACTTGAATAACTCCCTTTCATAAAAATATGCTGATTCAGTTACTTGATTTATTTTGTTGAATCGTTTTTGTTCCATTTGCTCATCTTCTTCCCGTTCCAAAAGTAGGTCGGGTTCTTCAGACAAGTGCAAGTCATAGACATCGTATTGATCATAAATCCGAGATGCACCAAAGGGATGCCGGTTGCCGTTGATACAAAGGTACAAAAGACGGATTGTCCAAAACTGGATGTATCCGTCGTTGTATATTTTCTCAATTTGTTCATCGGGTTTTTGCAATATGGTCAGAAAGTAAAATTGATAGAGTTCCCTTGCCAACTCATTGTTCTTGGCGATGTTCCTCGTGGCTTTTGTCAGCCAGTCAGCTCTTGAGAGTTCCTCTATTATTTCCGCTTTATTCACATTTTCTTTTCAATACTACAAATATAACCATTCTTTTCATATTTTTTCTTTACACGCAACACCTCATCTTCACACCGGAGAATATGTATTGACGAGCTTAGATCTTTCGTGCAGATGCAAACCCAATAAGGATAGAGATTCGACATATAGTTTGTTGGTTGTTCGGTCATATTCTATAAGTGAATCGTATACTTGCACGGAGTTGATGATGGTTGAGTGATCACGGTGAAGAATCTTGCCGATGGAAAGATAGGTCATCTTCAAATGCTTTCTACATAAATAGCAAAACAAGTGCCGAGCATCCATAATGTTTTGAGTGCGAACCTTCTCCAAGATTGCATCAGGTGTGACATCGTACACAATTGCAACCACTCGCATTGCTTCAGTCCATTCGGCATCTATCTCGTTAATCTTGCATCTTGGGTTGACGATTTCTTCTTTGAGTTTCTTGACCTCGTCAATTCGTTTTTTATTGAGTTCCGCAATAACTCCTTTGAGCCGTTTGACTTCTTGTTTTAGTAGGTGGGTTTCTTGATAGTGGTTCATAATCTTTCTTCGTACATTGTGCGTTCACCGATGAATGTCGTTTTGATTGTGTAGCATTCCCCGTGACGATTCTTTGCGATAATTAGTTCGGCTTCTTCTTGCTGGAGCTTCTCACCTGAATAATATGCCGGGCGAAATGGAAACATCACAACATCCGCATCTTGCTCTATACTTCCACTCTCACGAATATCGCTCAGCATAGGTCTTTTGTCTGCTCTCTCCTCACATTTGCGTGATAACTGAGCCAACACTATGACGGTGATGTTTAGTTCCTTAGAAAGCAATTTTAAGTTTCGGGATATTTCTGCAATCTCTTGTTCCCGGTTTGTTTTTGTTCCTTTGATTAACTGGATGTAATCAATCACCAAAAGTTCAAGTCCGTGTTTTGCTTTGTGAATCTTGGCTTTGGATTTGATTTGTTGGATACTGCAATTCGGATCGTCATCAATGTAGAATTGCACCGTCTGATTGTTGGCTGAATTGATAAGTTTCTGAACCTCAAACTCACGAAGGTTTGCATTGCGAATCTTCCAATTGGCAAGGTCGGTGATCAATGATAAGTATCTTTTGACAAGTTGCTCGTTGCTCATCTCCAAAGACAAGAACAATCCCTTTCCACCAATCTTTGCGAACTCATACATCAGCGACAAAGCAAGTGCCGTTTTACCCTGACCGGGTCGTGCAGCCATAACAATCAAATCGCCATTGTTCCATCCTCCCAATACTCGGTCCAGTCCTGCCCATCCGGTTGGTCTTCCCGTGAGCTTATCGCCTCTTTGCACCGCCTCAATAATTTGGTCAACTGTCTTGTTGGTAACTTGGGTTATAGTTACCGGATCATTGATGGTTGTGAACTTAGTGTTGTCGACCATTGTCTGAACATTGGTGAGAATCTCTTTCAAGTCCGATGTCAAATCCAAGTTGGTGATGTTCTCAATGAATTGTTTCTTCAGGTACTTGTGTTCAAGTGCAGGAAGGTGACTGCTGATGTTTGGCATTCCATAGACATTCTGCGTGAGTTTGACGATTGTCACCATCTCAGCACGGCTGAACTTCTTTCCCAAAGTCAAAACATCAATCTCATCGTTATTGATGTACATCTCCAACATTGATTTAACAATGCGTTTGTTTAGGTTGTCTTCAAACCATTGTGATTTGATTCGTGGCAACATTGCACGAGTTTGGTCAAAGTATAAAAGTTGACCAATGATATATTCTTCAAGTTCGTTCGTCATATTCTCGCAAGTTAAATACTTTTCGGTTGATAACTTGTGGAGTAGTAACATTATTTGAAAGATTATTATTTTTCCAAGTCCTGACCGCTGCCTTCCAGTTC